TCAGGCTGAAACCAAAATTCAGATCCAGTAAACAAGTGCTGGAAAGCTCCGTCTTGTTGATTGCATATTCTATACGAACCATCAATTAAGAATCCAGTGCTAACATGATCTATAAACTCTTTCGGTCCACCTTCATTGCTGCATATTGGAGTGTTTCCGTAACACATTGCTTCAAAAGAAGGTATAGACCACGCTTCCCCAAGAGACGCATTGATTAAGCAATCACAAGAATTGTGCAGGGATTGAATAAAATCATCATCTGTAGTAGATGTAATAAACCTAATGTCAGGATAATAATTTCTAGCATTATGAGTCCTCATCTCTTCCTGCACTTGCTTGCACATATGTCTACAATAATTTTCTAATTTATCTTGCTGCATTCCGTATTTCTTCACCTTTATTATAAATACAACTTGATCCATCTTTGTAAACGTATGGTAATAACATTTAATAATTGATTTAAGGTTTTTTCTATCGTTAAGATCACCTATGTAATAAAATTTGAACTTTGGATTGTCTATGCCAAAATTTATTTTCCTGCGATCTGTTTTGTATTTATCTAAATCAAAAGCGAATGGAACAACTCTTATAGGTTTTGTTATATATGTAGTATTACATTTGACCATATCTTGGTTTGGAACCCATACTTCATCCATCATATTTAGGTAAGAATGCCACATATTAGCTTTTGTATGAATTGATTCAGAATAATAATATGCTATATTCTTATCAAATAATTTAGAAGCTGTCAGATGATGTGGTAGCACATTTTGTATACAGTGAGTAAAATTACAAAGCGGTTTTGATTCAAGTTCTTTAATTTTTTTAGGAATATCATTATTAACATTGTTTTTGTTAAGTTGTAAATTTTGACAGACAACATCTATTCCAGCTTTGTCCATAGCTAGTATTGTGTTTATAGTAGCATTAGACCATCCACTACCTTCTCTATAATGTCCTATGTATAAAACTTTCATTTTAAATCAAAAGCTTCCGCTCTCCTAGTTTCAAGTAGATTAATATAATTCCTCATATGAAGAACATTTTCGTAAGCTGTATCATAATTAAATGATGCAGCAGCTTTTCTCCCATCAGTAATCATAGAGTTTTCGTTTTGGTATACTCCATCTACATGAGAAGTTGTATACCCATACATCAGATCCCTGACCAATCTAGCATACAACATACTGTTTATCATTTCTGGTTTTTTGAGTACATCGTTTATCAAGAATGTAGCCATATGATCAAAACTTTGAAACCCATTAGGGTCTTGTTTTGGTGTTGGCTGTTGAATATCTGGCTTAGATAGCCAAGTGTCTTTTTCGTCTGGTATACTTATGCTGTCAAAGTATTTTTCCCACACAGCACCACTTTTGTCCCATTGAAAATGTTGTAAGAAATTTTGTCTAACTTTAAAACCTAGCTGCTTTCTAACAGGAGAAGGATTTTTAAAGAATTCTATTAGTTTGGTAGCAGTATCTTCATTGTTCGGTACTGCTCTCATACATCCAGTTTCCATTTCTTTATACAGAGCTTTTGGTTCTAACGGTATTGCTCCTAACTGTTTTACCACGCTTTCCATTGCAGAATAATTGATTGACGCTACAGGAACACCACAAGCCGCCGCTTCAACTTGAGGCAATCCAAACCCTTCAGAATTAGCATATTGTACATATATATCAAAACAATTCATCAATGTTGCTAAATCAGCATAAGATAGTCCAGATTTTACATTTGCAATTATACCATCATACTTCTTAGTGTACGGAGACACTGCCGTTGGTCCTGTGAAGTGAGAGCAAAATGGCTTTTTTGTAGACCTACAGACATAGGTAAACATGGTATATGATGATAGTCCATATTCTTGTATGAGTTCAGGTAAATCCCAACCCATGTCTGGATAACTTGTGTGACAATACAAAATATAATTTTCTGGATCATCCACTCTGTCAAGAAGCATTCTAAAACTTTGAAATAGATCTGGGTACAGCTTCCTGCGCTGGTTTCTCATCACTGTACCGATAACCTTTTTATTTTCTGGTATTCCCATGCTTTTCCTAGATACAGCTTTATCTTCCACTAAGTTGTATGCAGGATGAGCAGAAGGTGGTGCTGAACCTATATAGTTAATATTATTATTAGTTTGCTTTTTAAGAACGTCTCCAGCCCAATCTGAGTACGATAGGCAAGCATCTGCTTCCTGATAAGCATTAATCCATTGCCTAGCTTGTGGTGCTGCGTCTACAGTTGGCATTATACACCACTTATAAAATGGTCTATATGGACTTCTTTGAGCAAATTCTAGCATCCAAAAGTCTCTGATATCACAAACTATATCAGGTTTAAAACTAAGACAAACGCTAGGAAATCTATATTCTCCAAACTGATAGGTAGGTTTAGATTTAAATAATTCTGTCTCTTCCTGTGTGGCGTTTGAGGATAATGCAGCACCATAATAACCCCAAGGTATATCTAAAGACCTTGGATCATCTGGCGCTCCGTAGCTAGCTAGCTCTGCAATCTCGTACTTACCTGTATTATGAAGATAAGTAAGTATTTCTCTAGCATATGTAGCATATCCAGTATTTAAGAATGTAGCTTCGCTACAAAATAGTATACGTTTTTTCCTCATTATTATTCCTCAGAACATAAATCAAATTCATTAATCCTAAAGACAATGTGATCATCATCTCTTGAGGCGTTTTTTGCTGTAGCATTAAATGTAATTTTACTACCTTGAGTTGCAAATCTTTCTAGCGTTTCAGCACCAGTGTGCCAAGCTTCACAATGTAAGTATGTAGGGATTTTACTTTTTTCTCCAGTGCTTTTTGCTCTTCTGTAAGTATACGTAACCACCACAAATTCTGCAACCACAACATTGTCTAACACTGTGGTGCGAGGGTTTTCAGTAAGATAACCCGTAAAACAGCAATTATTCATATTTTCTCCTATCTTTGTATATTAGCTGTTACAGCTTAAAAAAACAATTAAATTTCATGTATTTTGTCTACAATAAATGATGTGTCTGTCTTTGATACAGAGCCACAAAATATCAGATTATTACCTTCATATAATATATATTTATATTTACGTTTTGTTTTAGGGAATACAATTACTCCATCAAGCAACGCAGTCTCATCCTCAATGGTCAGAAAGGACATAGCTTGACCCTTGGATTCCCCTTTATTTATAGTGTAATCTGCCATTCTTTGTACATTTCCAGCGATGCACAAATCCTTGCCCTTCTTTCCATTTACTATATCCTTGCATGTTGTATTGGCAGCAGATGTGTCCGCTGTATCCACTTTAGATAAATTCACTGGACATCCAAGGAATTTAGTTTCTTGATCTATAACCCAGCTAGGATCGTCTGAGAGGTCATATGGAGGGTCTAATAATAATTGTATCTCATTCTCTACTATTTGTTTTCTAGCTATTTTACTAGTCCCACCGCCCTCTTTTTTGGTTGGGGCTAGGCATCTAAGGCAGTCTACTAGATCGTTCCATTTTTTGTCATAATTCTTTTGAACCCAAGCTTGTTCTGCCTTTGTCAAAGTTCTATATATCTCATAGTCATATAAAGCTTTATTTCTAGTAACTTTACCTTTAAAGTCTCTAAAAAATCCAATAGAGGCTAGAGCTTTGAAAGCTGTAGATGTAACTAAAGGCGAGAAGAATATAAGTATCTCTAACCAGTTTAAGCTTTTCATTTTCTTGTTCAATTCTTTTTCAGTAAGACTTATTGCTTCTACTACTCTATCTCCTGTTTTCCCTGTTAGGGACTTAATGTCTTTAATTCCAAAGTATACTTTTTTGTTTTTTACATTAAACTTAGGTGCAAAATTTACAACGCTAGGAGTTCTTGCTTGTATGTCAAATAATTTAGCCTCAGATAGCAATTCGTAAACTTCTTGGTGAGGATCTTGTTTTTCGTTGGCATAGTATAGATACGCAAGAAAAAATGATTCTGGATTATGAGCCTTTTGATATGCACTCCAATAGGAACATACTGCATACGAAATGCTGTGCGATTTATTAAATGCATACCTAGAAGATGCTTGAATCCAGCCAAAGATTTCCTCTGCTTCCTCCTTATTTACAATTTTTATTTTCTTAGCTCCAGCTATAAATTTCTTTTTGACCTTTGCCATGAGGTCAGCTTTCTTTTTGCCAATCGCTTTACGTAGCTCATCTGCTTCCTGCAAGTTAAAACCTGCTACTTTTTGAGCGATACGCATAGACTGCTCTTGATATACAAGGACACCATACGTTGGCAGTAATATTTCTTCTAACGATTCATGCAAATATGTAACCTCTTCCCTGCCATGCTTGCGGTCAATGAAGTGTTGGCTCATGGATTTGCCATCAACGTATGCTTTTAAGCAGCCGGGACGTATAATGGCTATTAAGGCTGAAAGTTCTTCAATGTCGTGAGGCGCTAATTTTTTAGACCAAGATCTACCAAGGTTGCTTTCTAGTTGGAAAACTCCCTTAGTTTTACCTTCTTCAAATAGCTTCCAAGTTTTCTCGTCGTTATATTCCATCATCTTCTTTCAATTAAATAATTCAACGCTTTTGTTAGTCCTTCAATGTTATCACCAAGTCTGCTTAGTCCAACGTTACAGTTGTTGCATATCCAGCCTCTGAAGCTTTTATTATCATGACAATGATCTAGATATAGCTTTGCTTCTTTTCCGCAGCACCCACATACATTACTTGTTTGAGGATGCTCTTTTTTTAATTTGACTAACAACGAGTTTATTTCTCGCTCACAACTTTTGCAGTTTGTATAGAATCTTTTTGTGTTGCTATCTTCTGATCTTTGTCTTTGCCTAAAGTTTTCTAGTGGCTGTTCTTGTAGACATTTTGGGCAAACTTTACTTGACGTAGAGGTTTCCATTTGCAAACGCCTTGTCTAGTTCAATGTTTTGGTAAACCGCACGATGGGTTTTTAATAGCTTTATAAATATATTAGCCGTATCCTTAACATCCTGCAACGCATCGTGAGCATTTTCTGAGCTAAGTCCCATGCGCTCACGAAGAGTATCCATGCTGATAGACCTAATACTTGGATCGCCCTCTGTCCACATATGCATATTATCCATTACATCGCACTTGTGAATCTTGCTGAAGATTTTTTGCTGTTGTCTAACGTCATCAAATGGTCCATATTCTTTACATAGACGGTTTATAATAACCATATCAAAACCAATGATATTAAAACCAACAGGGATAGGATTAAAGAACGGGTCTTTTTTCCAATTATATTTATCTACAAAGGTGCAAAACTTTTTCCAAACTGACTTTAAAGTAGGAGCTTTAGCTAGGTCGGCTCTATTCTTGTTAGTTACCTTTAATGCTCCATCTTCTATGGGATCTAAGCCAGCAGCCATAGCAGCTTCATCGTTTAAAATTGGTCTAATTTCACTATTAAATGTACCTTTCATAGAAAGGTTGCGACCGTCTAAAGCCAATGCAGCAATCTGCGTTGGTTGTGTTTTGTGTGGATTACGACTTCCTGTTTCAAAGTCAAATACTATAAAGTCTCTATTTGCCATTAGTTAATTCCTTAATTTTCATGAGTTTGTCTAGTAGATTAATTCCTAGAACGTCGAATTTTACATGACCTAGCGCTTCTAGATCGGACATTTCTAATCCTGCTATTTTTTCTGTAGTCCCCTTCTGTTGTATCATAGGACAAACATTTTGCAAGCTATCTTTTGATATGACAACTCCAGCAGCATGTTTTCCCTGTGTCTTAAATGTACCTTCTATATCTATGGCTTGTTGAAAATATTCTGCATAATCTCCCTCTAGTTTACCGTCATCTGTTATATGGCAGAAGTCTCGTAGCTCATCAGTCCTGTTAATTAAAGACCAACGTATGATAGACCTATCTTCGTCATCCATCTCTACTAACTGATCAGATATTTCTGCTTCGTTAGGTACGCTCTTTGTTATAGCATTCATCTCACTAAAAGAGCAAGCCTCATTTACTCTTAATACCTCTTTTATTGCACTTCTACCTTGAAGCCTTCCGAATGTAATCATCTGGCTAACATGTTCTTTTCCATATTTTATTTTTAAATAATCTATAACATCATCTCTACGTTTACCCGGAACGTCCATATCAATATCTGGGAGCGATACGTTGCCTCCAGTATTACGACCAGCGTTATAGAATCTTTCAAAAAGCAAATCGTGTTCTACTGGATCAATTTTTGTAATGCCAATGAGATAAGATATCAAACACCCTGCGGCAGACCCTCTTCCCGGCCCAGCTAAACAGCCCATATCTTTTTCTATATGTCTAATGATATCTTGTACAATTAAAAAATATCCAAACAAGTCTGCATTTCTAATAACCTCTAACTCTTTGTGAAACCTATCGCCATAAATCTTTTGCTTTTCCTTGTCCTTACCAACTTTTAACTTTAAAAGATCAGTGTAGCCTTTTCTAGCCATTCTAGTAAGATACTCTTCTTGTGGCATATTTTCAGGACACACAAAGTTTGGCAACATAGGAGGACTTAATATTTCGTAATCTTCACAAGTTTCATATATTTCTTGTAGCTGTTTATCTACTTTGCCCTGTACTATACATTTATTATCTTTTGTAAAAAAATCTAGAACGTCAGACTCTAGTTCATTGTTACGTATCTTAGCTTGAATTTTTGGCAGTGTTGTCTTAAGTGCAGAACATAGCAAAATCCTATGCAATCTAGCCTGCTCTTTTTTTGCGTAATACGATGGATTTATATTACTTTTAGAACTTTGAACAGCTATAAGGTTTTTCCTACCTATTATATCTCTAGCTGTATCATTTGCTAGATTTCCATTCTCGTCTATCATTGACACCATTTGTATTAAATCATGCCAACCATCCTTATTCTTTACATATACAGTAGTATTATCAAAAGAACATCCTATAATCGGTTTAACACCTACGCTTTTGCAAGCTTTATGAAAAGACACAGCTCCAGATATACTTTTATAATCAGTAATACCACATGCAGGATAATCGTTATCAGCACAAATATTTGCTAATTCTTTTGGTTTAGAGAAACCTTTTAATAAACTGTAATGTGTAAAATTATTCAACGGAAACCAATTCAAATCACTTGCCTTCCTTTTTAATAGGAGGCATAGGTATTTTTACTGGCTCTTTAGGTCTCGGAGAATCCGTCAAGGGGATTTTTTTGGGTTCTTTCACGCTCATTTACTTTTTCCTTTATCAATGGGTACAATTTAGATATTGCAATTTTGGAAGCATCATTATCTGATGGGTAATGCACTCCTTGTAGTATTCTAGCCAAACCGCAGTATTCTGACAATTTATCAAATTGTTTTGAATGTTCTGGATAAATTTCAGATAGCATCAAATTAGCTAATTCAGCGTACATAGTGTGACCACTTGGGTAAGCTGGAGTATGATGAGTCTCTGTATACAAAACATTAATATCAACGTCGTGATGTGGCGCTAACTGTTCCGGCCTCGCTCTATTAAAATAGTACTTTAAAACATACATGTAAGGTTCTACTTGGTTATAATAAGTAAAAAACTTACTTTTAGGGAATTTTAATTTTTTCCAGCCAAGTATTTGTAGAACAATTCTAGAGGTTCTTTATCTACTATGTATACTAAGTCTAGTTCTTGCTCTGTTCTATTCTTAGTAGCCTCACTAATAGTTTTCAGTTCTTTTATAGTTTTTACGCTACTATTCTTTGGAGGTTCACTAAGTATAGTTTTCCAGTTTATATCAAGTATTTTTAAACTATCGTCGTAAGATATAGAGCTGTCAAAATACCCTATATCATCTATATCTTTTTTAGATTTAATTATTGCGTCTACGTTATTTATTAAGCTCATATTCTCGCTCTGTAAATACTTTTTCTAGTCTTTGAACTAATTTAGTGCCAGCTCTACGCCTAAAACATGGCAACATGCCATGTATGCATAAGTATACACCAGCTCTTATACATATTAAACCATGACCTATGGCAAACCTAAAATGCTGCCAATAGGTCATGTTGTTTTCGCTTAGATGTTCATTCCATTTTTTTCTAAGTGTCATTTCACCAAGCCTTGCAGGACCAGTATCGAGCTTTCCAGCGTGGGCCGGGATTATCACAGTTATGCCTTGCTCTAAAGTTCTTGCGTCTACCCGGATCATTCTTCTTGATCTTCATGTTAGGATCACCAAAGTTAACTTTAACTACATTGCCAGATCCATTTTTTACATAGACACTTCTCTTTTTGGGACCATCGGGAGTGAGGAACGGTTTACCAAGCTTTACTTTTTTACCTTGATACTCAGCCGCTTCAGTTTCTTCATTCTGTGCTTTCTTCCAAGCCTCTGGGTCTGGTCTATCTTTGTCGCCTTTCTTGGCAGGCTTGTAGTTCTTGCCTTCTCGTTCCTTCTTCTTGCGAATATTTTCCCACAATGAGGCAGCATCATGTTCTTCTTCTGGTTCCCCAAAGTCTTCATATTCTGCTTCAGCTGGAAGATAAAAATTTTCTTCAGTTAAATTTTCCGTAAAACCAAAAGTATCATGATTATACTGCTTGTCAGCGTCGTCTAGGTTAAACATGTGGTTCTCCTTGTTATATAATAACTTTGTTAATAGCTTTGTTTAAAATAACGTCTATACTACCTTGTGGTATTTTGTCTTTAAAGTGTTCGTATGCACCTTTTATCATATGATGATCTGGATCTTGAGTTAATTCTAACCATCCAATAAAATAATTCCAAATTCTATCTTCTAATATTAGTGGATATTTTATTCCGTTTGGCCTGTTAAATCTATGAACCCAAGTAAATTCTGGCAAGCATATAGCTTTGCCTCCAAGTTGTCTAAATTTCTCGTGAATGTAACCTTCTTCTCCACCAAAGCCCTTAAAATGCTTATTGAAGCCTGCCCAGTGTTCTGTTTCGCAGGAAAATACTCCTAGCCCTTGCATTGGTATTTCAAAAGGTTTTCCCTCTCTTAGTTTTTGATGATCTGTTTCCCATTTACCATACATTCCTGCACCCCATCCGGGCTTGAAATGAGTTGATGCCACTTTTGCATCTAAGTGATCGTATACCAGTGGGCCTTGAACTATGTTCTTGCAGTCAGGATTATCTTCATAATATTTTAAAAGCTTGTCTATTGCTCCATTACAGAATAACACATGACAATCCATTGATATACAATATTTACTATTAGACTGTCTGAATATTTCATTTCTAATAGCTGTACTTGTTTTTAACTCGTATGGTATATACCTACCATTTTTTATATGTTTAAAAAAATCTTTGTTACATTTACCATGTTGAGATTTAGGATTATTATCTATTAATAAAATCTCTACTTGGTCTGTATTGCATATGGGATGATACATTCTTAACGCTTGAACGGAGAAATATACCCCATCGTAATCGTCGTATGTAGCCATTCCTATTGTTAATTTTTTCATGTCTTACCCCGGAGCCTCATAAAATCCTATGTCAAAACCTTCCCTACTGCAATTAGCAATAGTCTTTTCCATTCCGTGTTGCTTGAGGTATTTCTCTATAAATATACACATATTTTCGCCGCTGTCACCCCAATCGTTCTTACAGTAGTGGCATAATTTTGTACATTTCCAGTTACTTCTGTCACCAGAAATGGGCCTTGGGGTGTTATTTTGTTGAATTTCCTGAAATCTACCCTTTAGCATCTCTAAGAATTTTGTTTGATCTGTATTGTCAAAGCACATAGAAAATGGACCACCATCTTTTATGAAGAATATTGACATAATAGCTTGTTTGTATTGGGGAAATAGCTTAGATATAGCATAATTATATAGCAATAATTGAGGATCTGAACATAGCTTTTCGTATGTCTTTTCTTCTCCCGTAGCCCAATCAAGTCTTCTACCCGTTTTCCAATCAATAACTTCTATAGTGTCATCGTCTGTCTGCGTCACCAAGTCTATTGTTCCCTTAATAGCTAGTTGACCCTCTACCTCTCTACCATCAGGCATTTTATACTTAAATTTAGCCCAATCCTCTTCTATAGGTATATCAAAATGAGGTTCTGGAGCAACTATGTTTCTTTTTCTAGGGTCAAATTGACCATCATTAAAATCTAAGGTATGCCACACCAATTGTCTGCAAGTTTGTTTATCAGACTTGTACCATTTATGTACTGATGTTTGTAAGTAAAAATCATAGCTAAGGTCTAGTAGATTATTTACTAGTTCCTCATCATTTAATTTAGACCTATCCCAAGATACTTTTTTGAGAGCATCGTCTTCTATTTTTAATTTTTTTACTCTTCCACTAGCATCTTGGTCAGCTTTTTTGAATTGAGCTAAACACTCCATTACTTTGTGAACAATAGTACCTAACTCTGCTTTTTTACCACTAATAGATTGATGCCCTAAAACATAAGTTATAAAATATTGCATCTGGCAGTATGCATAGTTATTATAACTAGAAGATCTTATATAAGTAACTAGCATATTATTTTCTCCATAGATGTTCTATTTTGATTAAATTAGTTTTTAATTCGTCTAGATTCTTGTCATGATTATTTACTACGTAGTCAAAATTATCCCAGCTAAATCCCGTGGGATCTAATGCTTGTTCGCATTGGTGGGATGATTCAGCTATGTCTCTTGTTAAGCGTACTACTACTCCACCAGCATCGTGAATTGCACTAACTTCGTTTGGAAATCTAACGTCAGGTATAATTGCTACTTCGCTATTTTCTTTTTTAATCATTTTTAGCGTGTAGTCAACCCAGATTGTATCCTTAATCTTTCTCATAACGTCTGTGCCAAGATATTGCAGAAACTCTCTAGATGTCATTCCGTATGCAGTATCTGTATTCTTATCTTCATCAGTTCCATATACTTGGCTTGGGTGCAAGTCAAACAGTTCTACAGCCATCATCTTGAGGGGATCTGCAAAATGATACAGCTTAGTGTAAGGCCACATTTCACGCTCTGCATAGTCTACAAAATCAATGTCTTTTCTGGTAACATCAAATACTCCCCAGCCTTTATTGCCATCTGTACCAGTTGTTTCTACTAACAACTCTCCATTATCTGTTAGATCAAAACCAAACACCATCTTTTGATCCAACAAAATTTGACCAGTAATAAAATTAGCCGTAGTGTTCTTGCCAGATTGTTTTTTGCCAGATATTCCTATAATCTTAGACATTAGTAAGTACCTTTCATGTTAAATAATATATCTTTCTTTATATTTGCTACTGTCATGTCTCCAATGTCCTTGTCTTTTAGGTTTGGAAACGTCAATTTAAACATCCTGCCTAGCTGTCTTTGTATTTGTATTCTAGCTTCTCTTCCTGCCTGATCATTATCAGTTATAATAATTAAGTGGGTTACTGGCATTCTTTTTAATTTTATTTGCTGTTGCTCTGTTATCGTTCTACCAAGCATACCAACAGCGTTTTTTACTCCTGCTTCATACATTCTCCACACATCGCCTTGACCCTCTAGAATATACAAGCAATTAGTTTCTGATGCTGTTTTTACTGCTCTATGGTAGTTGTAAAAGTATTGCCTCTTATTAAAACCTTGAGGATAAAAAATAAATTTAGGAGTAATATATTCTTTTACCGATCTTCCTATCATTCCAACAACATGTTTTCCGTTATCATTATGAATTGGTATAACAGCTCTACCCTTCATGTGACATTTTTCACCACAGTCTCCAATCTGAAAATACTTTAGAGTCTTTTTGTTGAATCCCCTGCCATAGAAATAATTTGAGGGACACTCACTCTTAAATACTTCTGTGACATATTTTTCCTCTGGTAGTTTTGATTTCTTTTGCAATGTTTTGACTAGTTCGCAAAAGTCATCTTCAGGAGTTTCTACAGTTTTATTATTAGACCCTTTATATTTAGACCTGTCTATATTTAATGCCTCACAAGCCCATTTTAGAGCGTCTTTGAACTCCATACGCCTACCTTCTTGGGCAGACAACGCTCCTGTTATTAAGCCAAATATATCATTACCGCATTCGCACTGACAGTCCCTAGTCCAACACTTCCATATTCCTTTTTCTATTGAGAAAGAAAATGCTGTTGGGTTATCGCTACCTTCGTGAACGGGACATGGCGAGTATATATTTCCATTATGCGACTCGCATTCCATGCCTAACTTCTCAAAGATTAGTTCTGCATTTTCATTCAGTGTTTTCTTTATTTTCTTTAAATCCATCTGCTATCTTTTCTATATCCTTATTATTAACTAATCCTGTGTCTCCTATAGGAGCGTTCTTAAGTTCATTTCTAGATTGTAATTCTATCAATTTAGCATGTGCGCCTTGCATTTGCATATTAATATAATCACCATCGTCCATACCAGCCCCATGTCGTGACACAATTGGCACTAGTTTTCTATTACCAGCATTTGGACCATCTTCAGCTATTTCTTCAGCGGATTTAGTCTTAAAAATAGTAAAAGAAGTACAAAGCCATATGAGCCTGTCTGAACCACTAACAGCGTCTGTACTTTCTTTCGTAATTCCGTCACGATTTAATTGCACAAAGGATAGACATGGTATGTCTAGTTTAACACATAAATTATGAAGTGAGGTAATCTGGAATCCCAATGCTTGAAATTCTTGTATATTGTTTGTAATTGAAGTAGAAGACATGAGTTTAAGATAGTCATAGATTATTAAACAATCATTTGTCTTTCCTGAGTCATCTACTTTAACCTCTTGGACAATCCAGCGACGAATATGATTCAATATGTTTTCAAAAGGCTTTCCAGCGACACTAATGTAGCTATATGGTATAGATTCTAATTTCGCTACAGCTTCTTCTACCTTTTCTTGTTTGTTTGGGTCTTCAGCAAACTTACCAGTTGCAACCTCATTAATTGGTACTCCGCTTATGTTTGCAATAAGTCTATTTATATGATCTTCCTTAGACATTTCTGTGTCTAATACTAAGACAGGTGTTCCATCGGAGGATACATTGAGGGCAACATTGTCAGCAAATACCGACTTGCCAACTTTTGGTCTTGCAGAAACAAGATCAACGCATTTTCGTCGAAGACCGCCACCAATGGCTTGGTCGTATCGCGTGAATCCCGTGGGTATACCAATGATATCGCACTGGTTTTCTTCGAGAAATTTGACATAATCTTCTACCCCTTCTCCAATGTGTTCTGGATTTTCACCACCATCATCTTCACGTAAGAAGTCTGTAACTGGATCTTCTAGTTTTTGTACAATCTCGTTGATTGTTTCAGTACCAACAACTGTGTCCATATCCTTATGAACTTTAGATGTAAGCACCTTAATCTTCCTAGCAAATTCAAACTTCTTTAGCTGTATGGCGAAAGAAAATATATTCTGTTCTGAAACGGGAAAGTCATACAAAGATTGTATGTATGTTAGCTCTTGTTTAGTAGATAATTGTTCAGTAAAACCTAATGACTGAGCAGCACTCATTAAAGATGGTATATCAGGCTTTTGTTCTTGCGATATAATTGTTTCTACGCACCTGAAAATCATTTTATTATTATGATTAACAAATGAGTCACAGGATATCAAGTCTGATATTCTGACATAAGCATCTACCCCATGCTGTAACAAACCAGCAAGAACAGCTCTTTCTGATCCAACGTCTAAAAGTTTGGTTTCCATATTACCCTATGCACCTGTCACACCTATAGTATTCTCCATATAAAAGCTCTGCATTTACTTTCTTTTTCTTGCCACACACATGGCATACTACTTGCTTCATTACAGGAGGTTTTCTATTTCTAGGTGTAACTTTTACATTTGGCGTGGTTACGTCAGAATGTTCACTAGTATCATCAACAAATTTATTTTCTCTAGCTTTAACTGGTAGCCTTCTCTTATCTGTACCTAGTCTTGGCTGATTATCTTTATGCATTGTGAAGTCGCCGTCAACAGCTTCTGAAATAGGTTCTTCGTGTTGCCACCTCGATTCTACTTCTGGCTTAAAATCATCACCAGTAAGCGCTTTTAGCAATGCTGCTCTTTGCTCATCTGATAAAGTTTGTACAAAATCATTCATACTCATGATCGTTTCCCTTTCTCTAATAGTATATCTGCTTTACGTCTTAAATCTTTTGCCTTATTTTCCAATGATTGTACTCTTGATAATGCTATTTCTCTATAGTGATCTACAACCCTAGCGTATTCATCGTTAATTACAATCATATTTCTTTTTGTTTCATACTTCATATAGCTGTCAAATTGGTGGTAATTTTTTGCTACCATTTTATCAAGCTTATCATTGCACCAATCTAGAGCAATCTTTTGCATATTCAATTCATCTTGAACATGCGAAGAGTAGGCGTATAATAGGTATGCAAATTCAAAAGTCTCATCTTTAGTCAAAGCTCTTAAGAGCGCAGAGTCAGCATCAGCTGCCGTAGCCCATTCTTCATTAAACTTCTTATGGAATCTAGCATGACTAGCGTTTAGGAAGTCATCTATCATTACCTTCAATTCAGCTAGCTGTTCATTCGCCGTTTTCAATTTGATCTCTCCATTGCTCGTCTGTATCAGAGTGCTTCAATACTATTATATCAATTTTATTCAATTCGCACCATGCTATTTTATCTTCATCTTTTGCTTTTGCAATAGCAAAATCTGCTTTATTCTTATGAAAAAAGGGAGTATACTCATAGTGCTGTTGACCATGAACTTCTATAGCCAGCATAATTTGTGGTATATAAAAATCTAAATATAGTACGCCCTTCCTGTGTGATGGCGTACTTCCCGGCAATTTAACTTCTTCAAGTATTCTATAACTATGGTAGATAGTCTTCAAGAGTTTTCTTGCGCGAACGTGGAACTTTGATATCTTCCGCTTGTCGTTTGCGTCTACTGAATAGCTTGTTAAATTCCAAGCGTACTCTCTCCCATTTATACCAATAACTTTCATTCAATATTCCTATCACAAGTTTAGCCAGAATAACTCCAGCAGCAATTTCAAATATATTAATTATACTCATTTTTTAACTTCCCTGCTACCCCTAGTGTTTTTAGGCACATAGGGGCAGTTTTTACATCCACTGCCACAACAAACGCCTCTGCTTAGTAAATATTCTTTACTGAGAGGTTTTGTCATTTACATTCCTATATTCTTCGTCAGTCCACATTTTATAAACTAAATAGAAGTCTCTTGGCTTCCATTGTTGTACCTTTTCCATCTCTGACACTTCTCCCCGTGGTATAGAGAGAAGCATCATAATATATGAAAGGCACAATAAAGCAATAATTATATTACTAGTTTTAATCAATGCTTCCTACTTCTCCACCAGCACGGGTAATAGCACCAGCAAATACTCTCAAGTCTACGTTATCATTCACAGTTCTAGTAGAACCATCTGCATATACTGTATTCATAACGCCGGGATGCATACTATACGCTTCGCCATCATTAATCACATTAAATGGTACATTACCAGCACAGTTCTTGCATTTGTCGCCATTGGCATCAACGCCATGTAATTTAAATGGACCAAGACTATCAGCCCAGCCAATGCATTGGTTGGTATCACCTGTTGGAGATCTACCATTACTTGCTTTATAAACATCAGGTCTACTTGCACACTCTACAATTAAAAGAGTATTAGAAAACCCATCTCTAATGTGACCATCTCTTGTAACAGCATCTTTAATTAAACATCCTTCGTTACGATCTTTTGCTGCGTAAGGATCACTAGCAGCAGGAAAGATTTTATCTTTAACACCAGTAAATACTTCATAATCCGTATACCCAAGATTATTAGGGTCTAAACTTGGTGCAGCACTATCATCATCTCTAGTAGGCCCATCTACACTAGCGTAACCACCAGTAGGAGGAACTGCTGTTGGACATATAAATACAGAAGCATTTAAAGAAATAGCCTGAGTATTTTCCCACCAGTTTTTATTGAAGTCATAACCAGTGTTGCCTTGTTCTAGATTAGAAAGAACAAATGCTCTCCAACTATGTTCTGTACCGGAACGATTACCAGTAGTAGATTTTCCAGCAGAATCTACAGTCCATGCAGCAGCAGGAAAGTATCTCTGTGCATCCATATACGTGTGCATAGCAAGACCTTGTTGCTTTAAATTATTTGCACAAGACATTCTTCGTGCAGCTTCTCTAGCTTGCTGTACAGCGGGTAGTAATAGTCCAACAAGTACGCCAATAATGGCAATAACAACAAGTAGCTCGATTAGTGTAAAAGCTTTGCGCTTTTGATAACTGAAGAAATTGGTGAGTTTTTTAAACATTTTAATCTCTTTTTCAATAAAGGGTAGGATGTTAGACATACAGTATGTCTTGAATGCCATATTATACCCTATCGTTAATTTTTAAAATTGTTAGAATAACATTAATTTTCTGAGTTGATAATACGCTTCATTTTACGATGAATACTACGCAAGGTCTTGATAGCAGCAGCAGTTTTCATGAAGTTTTTCTTATACTGCAATACGGACTCTAAAATCCTTAGAGCTTCCTCTGGCGTAATATTTACCTTCATCAGAATAATTCCTTAATTTTATCATATATATATTCTGCAATTGTAGGATTATCATTTAAAAATTGTGACAGATTATTAGAACCTTGGAATTTAAAGAATCTTTCTATATCTTCATCCTTATCAGAAATATTATTCTCCTTCAGGATAGACTGTATTACCGGATCTTCTTTGTCATCAACAGCACACTGGATTGTATACCATGCGCCAGCAGATTTTATTAATCTAAACTCACAAGCAATTTGTACAACTTCTTGCACTTCGTCTAAACCAATACCATAACGAATCCAGCTTTCTGCTGTGCTGTTAGGAGTGCCGCCAGCACAAGATGTCTTAACATTCCAATTTGCAATCTGTCCTACGTGTGGCCCAGTGTCTTTTGGAACTTGCCAACGTCCACGGTGAGTGATTACCATATTAGTGCCAGCCTGATACTGTAGCATATTACCACAGTCTGCCATCTTTGCTGGTGCGTATGGTGATCCACCAGTATTTGCAATATTGTGAGTAATACAAACTAGAATTGTTTTGTTCTTCATAAGCGTACCGCTGATACGTTTAAAGAACATAGAGAGAAGTCTTGGTAGTGCGTTACGCACACCAGTTCTAACTTCACCGTCTAATTCTACCTGCGGAACCATATTTGATAATGAATCCGTAATAACTAAACAGCCGGGGTCATTGTTAATATAAAACTCTACAATGTTTATAAAGTCTTCTGCTGATAGAAT